CGCTTGGCTGGCTTGTGGTGTGCCTTGCGAGTTTGCGAGGTGAGAAGTGAGCGCGAACACTTTTAGTTTCATATTGTCGGCTCTGTCATTGTTGTCACTTTGGCTTATGGGCAATAAAAACAAGTTGGGCATTGTCGTTGGGTTGGCAAACCAGTTACTTTGGGTTGTTTATGTAGTAATGCTGAAACAGTACGGATTGCTGATCGGCGTGATCGCATACACGATCATTCACATCCGCAATCTCGCGAAGTGGTCAAAAGAAAAATGAGCCATTGGTCTGGTGGGCTTGCCGAATGGATCGAAGGCGATACGGCTTTTGTGTCGGTTGCTTTTTCGTGGAGAGCCAATGATGCCTTGATGCGTTGTTCGTGGCTGAATGCGGAAGGCTATAAAGTCAGGGTTGGTGGATCAGGATTGGTGGATCGTCACATACGTGAGCAATTTGCGGACGTGGCAGAACTCGGCGGCGAAGTTGACGCTATCGTTCACCACAATCCAGACGCTACATTCGCAAGTCGAGGATGTCCGATGAATTGCAGTTTTTGTATTGTTCCTAAAATGGAAGGCACAAAATTCACATTTATTCCAGATTTTACACCACGCCCAATACTTTGCGATAACAACGTTTCCGCACTACCAGGAGACTACCAGGATCACATTATCGAACGATACAAAAAATTCAACGTCAGGCTTGACGACATCAATTCAGGGTTTGAGCCACACAGCTTTGACGGATCAACTTATGCCAGATGGAAACCGTTTTATAAGGGCGCGTGGCGGTTTGCGTTTGATGAAATGAGAGAAGAAAAACAGGTAAAAAATATGTTCAGAATTTTAGGAAATGAACCAGCAGGGAAAAAGCGGGTTTATGTTTTGATTGGCAACGAACCGTTTGAGCAATGCTTCGAACGGGTAATGAAAGTTATTGAGTGGGGTGGCGAACCTCACGTTCAACCGATGATACCACTTGGTGCAATGACAAAAATGCCAGTTATTCAGTTCGATTGGAGTTTGCAGAAGTTGAAAGACTTGGCGCGTTGGGCAAACAGGTGGATTTGGCGCTCCGTCAAATTTGAGGATTACAAGGTGGCAAAGTGAGCGCGTCCCAACTTGAAGCAGAACTGGCATTGCAGATCAAGGCGTTGGGCTTGCCAGAGCCGGTGCGCGAATACCCGGCGATCAAGGGGCGCAAGTTCAGGTTCGACTTCGCTTGGCTTGAGCGCAAGTTGTTGGTCGAGGTGAACGGCGGAACGTACACGAAAGGCGCGCATTCTACCGGTGCTGGCATTGCGCGAGATTACGAAAAAGCGAACCTCGCACAACTCGCAGGTTGGCGCGTGCTCTCGTTTGACGGCAAGGCGGTCAAGGACGGCACGGCGGTTGAGGTGATTAGACAGGCGTTGGAGGCAGAATGACAGAACAAGAATTAGTCGAGTTTATGAAACTTGTAAGGGATAACTTGAGCGAAGTCAAAGATCAACTCGTAAAGAGCGGCGAAATAGACCTCAATATTGGCTTAGCACTTCAAGGATTGTTTGACTCGCAAACAGTGCTGATAGACCGTATTGCAGAACTGGAAAAACGAGTGTTAGCGTTGGAGTCCATTGACCGAGACTCCGCAGGCTGAAATATGCCAGTTGCTTGATGCGGAATCGTTACGGATTCTGCTGACAGCGGTTCGGGCGATTACGGACAGCCCGGACGGATTCGGCACCATCGAGGTCAAAATTGCGCACCGGCAAGTAAGCGGAATCCAGGTTACAACGAGCCTGAAGGCGCATAGAGAAGATTAGTTAGTTACAACTGAATAGCACTACAAAAGCGTGACTCACGCGGAACATAACCCGGAGTCGTGTCCACAAAACAAGTGGCGCGGCTTCGGGTCTTTTTATTTAACTTGGGAGCGAAATGGAACTTGACGGTTACGAAATTGATGATTTGTTTGACAGCGAGGATTTAGAGAGCATTGAGCGCAAGATTGACTTTGAGCGTCTGCTTACCACGTTGAGCGAGCGTGACAGGAAGATTGCCGTGTTGTATGCGTTTGGGCATACGCAGGAAGAGATTGGGGCGATTGTGGGGCTTTGTGACCAGAGAATTAGTCAAATTCTGGCAAATATTAGGAAAAGTGGTGAGTAATGCCACTAACTTATTGGAGTAAGAAAATTATGTGCAAAAGATATTGTGTATGTGGCAGGGCTATTTCATTCAAGCGCCAATTATGCGGTGAATGCCTTGAAATATACGGCGATGATCTGAAAGAATGGCCGGAATGGTTGCGTTGGCAAGTGAGCGATATCCAGAGGGAAATCGATTATGAGCGCAGGCACGATGACTTCTGGCTGGACGAAGAAGAAGAATTAGTACCTGACTATGCAGAACCATTGCGCGGTTGCAGGACTGAAACGCACTTATATCAAGATAGGCATAAGCACGGAGGCTAACGAATGGAATTTGACGTAACTTTACTTGGAATTGTGATCGGAATGATGGTGCTGGCTAACCGGCTTGTGGCAATGTTAGTCACGCCGATTTTCGATAAGTACGAACTCGACAAGTTCTGGTTGGCATATCCAGCCTGGATTCTGGCAGGCGTGTTCGTGTGGCTGACCGAAGTCAACCTGTTTGCTTCGTTCATTCCGAACCAACTCATCGGTCAAATTCTGACTGCTATTGTTGCAGGGGGTGGGTCAAACCTCTTACACGATCTTACCGACAAGCCTGACAATCTGATTGCCGTGTTCAATGCGCTTGAAGATGACGAGGACGCTAACGGATGAGCGAGAACGTCTGGGTTGCAATCATAGCAGCGGTGCTGGGCGGAGGCGGCTTAGGCGCGGCTATTGTGAATGCGCTTGCTAACCGCAAGAAAATCCAGGCTGACTGTGTACAAACGCTATCGAGCGCATACGAAACGAGGCTGAACGCTCTCAATAAGCGAGCGGACGAGTTAGCCTCAAAGGTGGATTTACTGGAAGCGCAAGTGTCAGGCTTGCGTTCTGCATTGTCAGACAGGGAAGCAATGATCGTGAATTTGCAGCAGGAAAATGTTGATTTGCAGGCGCAAGTGGATAAGTTGAGCAAGGTGGTCAACAACAAGGATAAGCGCATTCGTGAGCTCGAAAAGCAGTTGAAAGAGTTGACCGAGCGCATTGACGCTATAAACGGGAGCGATGAGCCTTGTGACTGACTTCTACGGTGGGCGTGAGTGTTTGTGGACGTACTCTCGCTTACTTGAAAAGACGAGGATTATTTGGAAACGATCAAGTTCGATGCAGTAGTTTATAAATTACAAACTTTGGCTGATGGTGGAATCAGAATCACGCTTGATATGAGCGAGACCTCGATCCCTCAAATGGCAATGTTAGCAGAAACCAAACGACAGGGTTTGGCTCTTTCGTTTGAGGCGAAGGTGGGCGGTAGTTAGTTTATGGCTTATGCGCCAGCAAGACAATGTGTTGTGCCAGGATGTCCAAATCTTGTGACAGAGCCTGGTGTCAGCCGTTGTACAACACATCAAAAACAATATAAAAAAGAGTTGACAAGACCGCGCGATGTCAAATACACGAGTGGAAAATGGCGCAAGACCTCGAAGGTGTTTTTGAGTCGTAATCCAATTTGTGAACGTTGTGGTGCGCCAAGTGAGATCGCACACCACATTATTCGTAAGCGTGATGACGGGGCAGACGATTTCGACAATTTGGAAGCACTTTGCCGAAAGTGTCATGAAGCCGAACATCATGCGAGTGGTGAAAGGTGGGGTAGGCGTGAGAGGTAGAACGCCATTACCAGACGCTTTGAAAGAAGCACAGGGAACGCTGAAGAAGAGCCGAGTAAATGACTCTCAGGCTCGTTTTGATGTACCTAAAGACTCACCGAAACCACCGACAACACTCAACCTCTACGGCAAGCGACTCTGGAAAGAAATGCTGCCAAAGTTGGTTGAAACAGGTCTTTATACTGAGGGTGATCACCAGGCGTTTGAATTACTTTGTATGGCTTATGGCGATTTGATTCAAGCACGGAAAGACCTTAAAGCGTCTGGCACGGTTGTTGTCACAGACAAGGGCACGGTTTATCAGCATCCTAACGTTGGGATCGCAAACCAGGCTTGGAATCGGGTGAAACTGATGTTGGGGCAGTTTGGGCTGACACCAGCAGAGCGGACACGAGTAAAGGCACGCTCACCTGAAGAGAAAAGGGGCAGTTTGGCAGAATCGTTGTTTGCTGCTGCACGTGAAAAGGTTGAGGGTGAGACTGAGTGAAGGTTTACGACCCCTGGAATTGCGACCTCACAAAGTACGAGTTTGATCCTGTGGCTGGACAGGTTGCAGTCGACTTTATTGAAAATTACATTACCCATGTTAAAGGGGAATTAGGCGGCAAGCCTTTTTTGCTTTTGGAGTGGGAAAAGGAATTTGTGCGCAACCTTTTCGGTTGGAAAGAAAAGGAAACAGGTTATCGGCGTTATCGTGAGGCGTTTGTATTTGTGGCGCGGAAAAATGGCAAAGCATTAGAAGTCAATACTCCGATTCTGACTACTACAGGTTGGAAGAAACACGGCGATTTAGTCCCTGGAGACTTTGTTTTTTCTCCTGATGGCGTACCCGCAAAGGTTATCTATTCTACTCCTCATTATGAGGGGAATTGTTATTTTGTGGATTTCTCAGGCGATGAAGCAATTATCGCTCACGAAAATCACGAATGGAAAACTAACCGCACCTGGTATACAGGAAAGCCCAAATGGATAGAAGGTGAAAAGCCTTTGGTTACCACTAAGCGGATTGCGGAAACTCTACGATGTGGGAAACGCCAAGACCTTGTGCATTCTGTGGATGTTGCGAAACCGATACAGTTTGAGCCAAAAGAATACACAATACCCCCGTATGTTTTAGGTGTTTGGCTTGGCGATGGCGACTCTGACAATTGCAGAATCACGATTGCAGAACCAGAAATTGTCCAAAAACTATCCGATTATGGTTATCCAGCCGAATACAAAACAAGATACCGACACCTTGTGGGGCGAGGGAAATTTCAAAAGCAACTGCGTGAAAACGGTTTGCTTGGTAATAAGCATATACCGCGAGAATATTTACTTGGCTCGGTTGAGCAAAGGCTTGAACTCTTGCGCGGTCTGATGGACACAGACGGTTATGTGTCTTCGGCTGGACAATGCGAAATAGCATTAACCAACGGAAATTTATTTTTCCAAGTTGTCGAATTAATTACAGGCTTGGGATTAAAGCCCCGCGTAATGATTGATCGTGCTCAGTTAAATGGGGTTGACTGCGGAGTTAGATATAGAGTCCACTTCTATGCCTATCAAGACACGCCAATAGCATATATTGAGCGAAAAGCCAAACGGCAAAAAGAAACTCCAAAAACAAGGCAGCGCAGCCAGACTCGGATGATTTCAAATGTTACGCCCGCAGGTAAGCAAACAGTCAACTGCATCACAGTCGAAGGCGGGATGTATCTCGCAGGAAAGCAACTTATCCCAACTCACAATTCACCTCTTGGGGCTGCCATAGCGCTT